CAGTAGTCCTAGTATTGCATCTAACATGCTACCTACCCCGTGCCATTGATGCGCCTTCAGATATACCAGACTCGCCTACACCTGTTAGCATCTTTGCTATTTGTTGTATGGCAGCAATCCCATCCTGTTGCTGCAGCTGTGGTTGAGGTTGTGGTGCTTCTTGTTGCATCTGTATCTTCTGTGGCATAACAGTTGGAATCTCGTCTTCTGTAGGATATGACTGATTAGCCTCGTCTAGGTAACTTGCAATAGATGCTGCAACTAGACCGTCCCTGGCATTCATTACTCCCTCAGCATAGTTTTGCGCCTTACCTGCTATTTTCAAAACAGCACCAGACTGCTCCTTTGTAATCTCACCAGCTGTTTTACCAGATTGCAAGCCCTGCACTACTTTTGTATGTGCGGCTGTGCCAGGGGCAAATTGACGAGTAAAGAAGATAAAGGAAAGGGGCCTACGCAAAGCGCCTATACTGCCAGTTATGACATTTCTAAAAATGCTAACTTGGTTTTCAGCCACAGACAACGCTCCAGCAACAGGGTCTATGTTAAGCGCACCTTTCATATTTAGGGCAAAGTCATCCACCCCTTCAAACAACTCGTCACCAAATATATATCGCATGTTCTCAGCATTGTTTAACGTAGCCGCTGACCAATCGTCTGCCCACTGTTTAATACCCAACAGTTTAGCCTTTGGGTCTTGTGCTTCTACAGCCTTAAACAACCTGCTATAGTTATCTGTAAAAATCATGTCCCTGACAAACTTGGCACTGTCTGGGGACAACTCTTCCAATGCTCTCAATTGTGTAGCAAAAGAGTTTAGGTCAGATTTGGACAAGTTCATGGCAACATTGTTTACAGATTTGACAAATTGGTCTGCTTCCCTAAAGCTCATGGTCATCCCCAGTTCAGCAAGGGCTTTGTCAACCTGTGCAGGACGGCCATTGGCAACGTCATTTAGCAGTTTTTTGTATTCCCCAAGTACATTTCCTTTGAAAATTTGATCTGTAGCTTGCTTAGACTTAGCACCACCGCCCACCTGTTTTTTAATCGTTGTCTCTATGTTGTTAATCTTTTTAAGAGCATTTTTAGCGGCAACTGAGGGAACAGCGGCGTTTATAATATCAAGCTTATTTTCCCTGATAAAGTTAATACCAATGGCTGAAAGAATTTCGTCTCTTGTGTCTAATCCAAGTTTACCACCCACGGCATTGGGACCAAATGCTTTGTCAATATCGTCCATCATCTTTGAGAACTCTGCACCTTCCTTACCAGAGGTAAAACTGGTCAGGTACTTTTGTGCATCTGCCTGCGGCCTCTGTGCTAGTTGTGCAAACAATCCATTTTTCCCACGATATACTTGGGCAAATTCTGAGTATTCTTTATTCACCTTTTTTAGCTTGTCCCTAAATCCAGCTGGGGCAAGACTTTTCTGCTCAATCTCATCCAATAAAACTTTAGACATGTTAAGATTTATTCTGGATTTATTAAGATCGGATGTTTTATAAGATTCCTTACGCATCCTTCTATCTGCTTCTAAAAAATCAGCGGCTGTAATTTTTGTACCCCGTCCTGTATCAGCTACCCTTCCAGGTTCTCTGCTTTTCAATACATCTTTCATTTGAGCAGCACTAAAATTAGGACCAGACTCTAGCCTTTCTTTTTTCTGTGTTACCCTTTTCGGTATTACCCTTCCACTTTTTATTTCAACTCTGCTAGTTATTCTTGAGTGCAGGGGGTTGCCAGGACCAAAAGCATCTACAACGTCATCTATTAACATGTCAGTTTTAGATGCTATATTGTTTAAAATACCAGCTAGTTCTTTATTAGTAACATCCCTGCCTTCCATTGCTGCAAATTGACCGTAGTACTCATCACCATCAAAGGCTTTCTGACCAGCTTTGTATTGTACCCTAAGTTTTCCCTCTGCGAAGTTTTTAAAACCCCTCAGTGTTTCCCCCGCTGCACCAACCTTGCCCAAGGGTGTTTCATCAAACTGTTTAATACTACTGACAGTTTTCTTGAGCATGTCCTGCTCACCTTTGCTCAGGCTGGCTTTTAGTTTCCCCAGTGTGACAATTTCATCATCACCTGCTCTGATAGATGCTAGATAGGTATTCCGGTATTTGTTTACTATGTTGGCGGCACGGGCAGCAAACTGATCTCCCGCTTGCTTGGCACCGATACCCTCCATCTTGCTCAATAGGTTTCCTACAATTGCTCCATCTTCATTAACCAAAGTACGGACACTGAGCAACATGGCATCTTCTTTGCCAACCCTTGGGGAAACTCTTTGTTCAGCGTCTATCATTTTTTGTACGGTTGTGTTTTTAACTGGCACCACCCCTGGATCAACTTCTTTAGCAGCTGATTTTACTCTGTTGGCAACAGAGCCATATGCGGCAAAGGGAGCGCCTAGGACAAAGGTAGCGGCACCTATTAAGGCACCCTCTGCACCAGCGTCTTTTAAAACCTCAACTGCCGACTCTTTATTGTAACCCTGTAGTTCCTGTATGCCTTCCAATCCTAAAGAAGCAACACTACCACCTGCACCAGCGGCTGCAGACCTAGCCCCTAGCCCTAGTAAGAAACTACCTGGGACCATAGGGACAGCTAACTCAGCTGCCAGTGCTGAAGCACCTATGGCTATCTCTCTAGTGGCATCAGCTGTGAGATCATATATGTCTGTGCTTGTACCGTCTAAGAGTACCTTGCGGTCATCTTTAGGCTCAATGCCTAGCCTTCTCAAACCTTCAGCTGTAACGTATGGCTTTTGGGTAGAGGATTCAATTCCCCAGTTTCCTTTGCCCACTTGGTCATCAAAGACAGCTTTTACTTCTTTAGGGTTTCCATTGGTAAGTGCTTCTTGAAATCTTAAATTAAGATCAGGCACACCGTCTCTGATGTTGTACTCGCGTTCCAAATTTGGCAAAAAGCCAAGGCCAGCCATTTTTCCAGGAAGGGCTTTTATTAAGGCGTTTGTAATTTCGCCTTCAGACATATCATAAAGTCCTGGAATTTTTACAATTGATCCATCGTCTAGGGTAACTGTTTCGTTTAAATCAGACATAAATATTTGTCCTACTGTGGTGGATTTATAGTATACCCAGTTTTAGATTTACGTTTTTCAGTAAAGTCTGTACGCATACCAAAAGCATTTAGTCTGTTGGTTATTTCAAAACTTCTTCTTTCAGCTTGCTTTGTCAACGAATCCAAAGCATTTAGTATTTGAGATTTATTTGTAGTAAATCCTGGACCTTGCACTAATTTTGAAAGAATTTCTAATTCTTGTTTGTTTGCTTCTCTTCCAAATATTTTACCTTCTAATATCATTCTTTTTAATTCTGCTGTTCTAAGATTTACCTTGTCGGCTTCTACCTCAATGTCTGCTCCAAACATAGCAGCAATTGCTCTAAGTCCTTCTGCTGCAACCCCAGGACCACCAGTAACAGCAAAACTTTTATCAAGCGAAACTCTAATCTTGTCTCCAATATCTGCCATACCTTGTGCTGATGACAATTGATCGTATAGTTTGCTAACTTCAGAGGTAAGCTTAGGCATCTTGGAAGGATCGGGCTGCAATGCCTTTAAACGGTCTGTCTCCGCTTTAAACTGTTCAAGGGCAGACTCGCCAGCTGCCTTCCTCTGTGCTGCCCCGGCTGTACGATCTGCGGCTGCAGCGTTTATAAAGTTGGTAATGGGAGACTGTCCTGGACCCATAGGGGCGACAAACTCTGGCCTTGCAAGTACCCTTAGTAATCCTTTAAAATCGAAATCGCCTAAAAGACCAGATATGGAATCCGCTGCGTCCGACAGTAGGCTTTTTTGATTGTTGTATTCTGCCTGATCTCTACCTAATGTAACTGCCTGTGCGCTTGATACAGCAACTTCTCTACCAAGAGCATCTGTAGGGGATATAAGCCCCTCTCTTTGTAAATTCCTATTTTGTACTTTCAGTGCTTCCAAGGCTTGACTATCTTGGGGGTCTACAAAATCGTCTGAGGTAACTGACGTTGGTTGAAATTGTGTGTTACCACGGTTTTGTATTGGAATAACGGGCCTATTTACGCTCTCTCTGGTGGGCATGTTTTCTGGGGCATTGCGGTATGGGCCAGTACCTACATTAGGTTGTCTGGACTTATTCAAAATATATTCACGCACAATAGGAAGAATAGGGTTTTCTCCCGCCGCCCTAGCTCTTTCTACAATAGCCCGTTTTGTTGCATCATCCATGTCTATCTCCTACACCAAAGACCGAATAGTGGGTTTTCTTATTGAGTTTGACAACAAACCTTTTATTAGCTCTCTTGTCATTCCTTGGTAAATTACTGATCCTTCGGGTGAATAATAACTGGGTGCTTGGTAAGGACTTTTATCCATTAGTTTACGAAATCCACGGGCGCTAGCGTTCCTCTCCCCCACGGTTCTAAGTCCACCACTGTCTCCTAAAGCTCCAGGTCCAGAACCTTTACCACCCTTTCTAAGACTCTCCAGACCTTTTTCAAAATCAAGGCCAAATTCCGGACCTGGTTCACCTAAAGGAGTAGCCCCACCATAGTTCATGTCTGACATTTCTGACTCATCCACGCCAAACATTTTACCGCCAATGTCCCCGTCCATAGGGTCCATTCCAAAATCACTACTGCCTCCCGTTGAGCTTAACACATTTGCAAAACTGTCAGCCTGATCTGCGTCAAGGCCTAGGGTAAAATCGTCATCACTCAGAACCATATCAGCTGTGGATGGGTCAAAGCTTGTGTCTGTGGACATACTACCCATGTCTAAGCTCCCACTGCAGCATAGTTGACTCTTAAGTAGCCATCACTGCCCCTGATAACAGCTTCTGGAATAACCTCCTGCACCTCATGTGCCAAGACACCATATTCTGCTTGATCTCCGACAATCTTCTTACCCTCAGCTGTCCACTTCCAAGTGTATAGCTTAATGCCGTTGTCAAGTTTGCCAACTTGTTTAATGTTGGTTTTAAGTCTAATATCTGAGAAGAACGGAGCCACTGCACCAACTGCGCCTACGGCCTGCTGGAATGGACTTGCACCACCAGGAAATGCTGTTGAGGTAAAGCCAGAGCTTTGGTTCTGGAAGGTTGTTGAAGTACCTAGTCCAGCCAAGCCGCCTAAGAGGTTGGCCAAGTTCACAGTTTGTTCTCTCCTGGCCTCTTGCCCTTGCTGTGTCAATCGGGCTTGATCTGCCAATCTTGCAGCTTCCCTGGACTCAATGTCTTTACCTATTGCTTCTTGTAAAGATGGTGCTGTCAATTGTGCTTGAAGCTGTTGCTGTGCAAACTCTGGCGCTCTTTGTCCAGCTGCTATCCTTCGACTTTCTGCCCTGTTAAGAGAATCAGCCAACTGTTTCTGGATTGTCTCTTCCCTCAGTTGTTGCTGACCTTGTTCCAACTCTGCCAAAGCTGTACTCCCAAGACCAAACTGACCTGCTTGTATGGCCTGTGTCTGTGCCTTTAGCTTGTCGGCCTCTGTAAGCCTACGCGCTTGGTTTGCAAGCGCATCAGTCTCAGCCAGGAATAAAGGGTCTTGCCTAGGGTCTGCCAAAGTCCGGTTAAAGTCTTGCTGAAACAGCTGACCAAACTGGGGGGCAAAGCCAGACGAGGTTTGACCTACCTGTTGAAAACCCTGCCTAGCTGCCAAGGTATCAGCTGTGTCTTGTGGGACCAAAGACTGCTCAAACAATACTGGAGCTTCGGTAAAGGTACGCTCCACATTTGGCAACAACCGTTCAAGGAATGGCTCCACAGGGGCAAAGGGTCTTACCTCGCCACTACCACTTGATTGAGACTGTTGAGGTAGTTGGACAACAGCTGGAGGAGGACTACTAAATATACCACCCATATCATAACCTCTTTCGTATAGTTATATTCTTAAACTCGTATCCCATGTGAGCCATTTTCTTTTCCCATCCTCTACGACCAGTCATTTCCCAAAACTCGTAACCCAGGTCTTTGTAGTATTCTTCAATCTTAGGGGTAGCGTTTTCAAAATCAAACTCTCCGCTGATAGCCTCTGCCAGTATACCTATGCTTTGAGGATAGTGTGCGAAGCCTATTACAAAGCACCCCGTGATATCGTTGTTCTTATCGTAGGCAATCCATAAGTCGCTTGTTCCTTTAGAAACACGTTTAACCAGATCATTAGCATTATATATATCAGAACAACGACTACCGTGTATTGACTTCTCGAAATATCCATAACACTTTGACAACTTAGAAACTAAAGAATTGTGTTTATAATTCACAAATTTATAATTTAACCCATGCGGCAGCGGAATTTCTAAAATAAATTCCCTCTCCTGATCCTGGGTTCCAGACAGAGCCATCAGCATATCTTATATCGCCTTGTTGTGGTTTGCTAGGTTCTTCATAAACTACGTCTATATGACCATCTCTTAATAAATCTAATACAGTTTTAATTTGTAAAAGCTGCTCATCTATATATCTAGGAATAGCTTGTAAATCTTGAGGACAAGTTGAAGGATCAAATCTTAAAAATTCAGTCATCTGTCAGACACTACTTCTGCCTCTACAGATATACCAGATAGATCAAACTGGGTATCTGCTTCGCCTTCAATTTTAATAGCTATGTATCTACCCTTTACCCTACAGTCTACCTTAAAGTCTGTACCAATCTCAAACTCTACAGGGTCACTGTAAGATACACCTTGGAACGGTTGTAACTCTGACCCTACACTTATATTAACTGTTCCTGTACCCTCAATTCTAGGATATATTCTGGTAACTGACTTAACTGCATCTGTCCTACCAGAGTGTAAACCTATGCGCTCTAATTTTGTTAAAAAACTTGTACCATCAAAAGTGGTAGCAGAGTCGGCTAGGTAAAACTTAGTATCATTAGTTCCGCACATTAACAAAGAATCAATAACAGGGTTGTAAGGCTCTTGCGCCCAGTTAAGAATAGACTTTTCCCAAGTTAAGGTAGAAGCTGTCCAGGTGTTTGCCAATGCAGGATTTACAACGCCTTTGGCAATGTAGTTAACCCCTGGTAAATCTCTGGTAGACCAAGTGTTATCCCTATAGTTCCATATTAATGCCGCATCTGGAAAATCATTAGTTGCATTTGTACGGGGATAACATATCCACACTTCTGATTTAATCTTATTGTGGACCATAAAGGTCTTGTGGGCAGCACCTGAGTCAATCTGACCAAACAGGAAAGTTTTAGCCCTATCTTCAATAACGCTATTAATTGAGTTACCGTTGTGTACGACAACATCATCAGTTGTCATTAGAACATGACTACCATTTCCTAGATCAACCACAGCATCTTTGGCGAACAAACCTGTGTCTTTAAACCTTTGCCTAAGTTGGAAGGTAAATGCACCACCGACAAAGTTAAGAGCGTAGATACTATCCTCTAGGTAGATTATCAACTCGTTACCCAGCTGCATAGCATTTAGAATATGTCCCTCAGCTGAGGATATAGAAGTCTCTGCAGATGCAGAAGCTGTACTAGCAGTGTTCCAGGTGTTTGTTCCATTAGTAGCTGCACCAGCTGGAATAGCGTCACTCCACCTAATTGTAAACGGTTTGGCTGTACCAGAGTCAGTTAGGTTAAGAGCTACTAGGTGATTTTTAAACGGTACAATTGCTTTACATTTAAGTGTGCCTGG